GGTCGCCTCGGCCTGCCGGGCGGCGGCCTCCGACTTGCCGGCGCCGCCGTATTTGTCGGTGAAATCCCCAGGGGCGGCCGTGGGCACGTTGATCTGCCCGGCGCCGCCCTTGTCGGCATCTGCGGCCGCCTTGCGCAGCGCGATTTTGTCCTTGATCAACTGGATCTCGCGGCGCAATGCGGCCATGCGCTCGTCGCGGTCCGCCTGGTAGCCCTTCTCGTAATAGTCGAAGGCCTGCTCGGCCGTTTTCAGGTCGGACAGCAGTTTCTGATCCAGCATGCGCTCGATCTGGGCCTTGTTGATGCTGCCGGGGTTCAGCACGGCCTGCCAGGCCCTGGCCAGCTCTTGGAGCTTTGCCACGATCGCGGTTGCAACCGGCAAAAACGCCTTGCCCAGCGAGGCCCCGGCGTCTTCCAGGGCCGCGTGGTAGGATTTAAGCTGATTCGCATAGGAGTCCATCGTGCGCACCTTGTCGCCGATGGCCGCCTTGGAATCGTTGACCATGATCGTGAATGCGGCGTAGGCCTTGTGGCCGGCGTTGAGCCCGTCCTTGGTCTTGGCCAGCCCTAGGTTGAGGGCCTGGCGCTGGACGATCTCCTCGCCCATGACGACGCCGTATTTTTTCATGGTCTCGTAATTGCCGACCAGGGCCGACTGGATGTCGGCCATGACCTGTGCGGTGGGCAAATTGTTGAACGATCCCAGGTCCGCCGAGAGCTTGACGATTTCGGTCGAAAGCCTGGCGGACAAGTCGGCCTGCATGCCCATCGGCACCAATAAGTCTTGGATGCTCGACAGATATTCGCGCGCCTCGCGCGTGCTGGCGCCGTAATGCTGCACCAGCATGGCTGTTGATCGTGCTGCGATCTCTTCCTGGCCGGCGAAAACGACGTTGAACTTACTGGTCATCTCCTCCAGGTCCGAGGCCGCTTTTACGGCCTGGTTGATCAGCCCGAACACCTGAGACCCGAGCGCGGCGGTCACGGCCCCGGCGATCAACCCGTAGCTGGCCTGGATGCGCTTGGCGGCGCCTTCGAAGCGGTCACCCAGCCGCTGCGAGGAGGCCTCGGCCTGCTTGGCAGAGCTCTCCACCACGCCGGAAAACTGCTTGACATGGAGCGAGCCCTTGTCGTCCACCGAGATCGTCAGATTGAGCGTGTTGGCGTTGGCTCCCATTATGATTTCAAGAATAAGATGTGAAATTTCAAATTGCTGGGGGCCTCAGCGCGTCGGTTATTCGGCCCAGATCCATCCATTCCTCGATCGTCAGGTCGTTTCGGCGAAACGGGTAGCCGCCGGCCTGCAGCAGCCGCAACCGCAGGAGTTTGAGCGTGTACGGATGCAGGTCCTGCGGGCGGCAGGTTGCGCAGTGCGCGCAGGCCCAAGCCTGCTCCTTCTCCCCGCCCACATCCGCCTTGCACTTCTCTTCTTCCTCCGGCGTGCATAATCCCCGACTCAGCGCGCCGAGGTCGCGCGCAAGTTTTTTTCCACGTCCTCATCCTCGGACGTGTCGGCCTCGTCGGGCGGCAACACGGGCGCCAGGCTGGCCGATCCGTCAAAGACATGCGCCGCCAAAATCTCCAGCAGGTCCCCGGCGTGCCGCGCCACCAGCTCGCGCCAATCCGCCGCGTAGTTGGGCGATTGCGGGTCGCTGGCAATCGGGCGGTATTCGGACGATGCCCCCGGCATCGGCACCTCGAAATCTCCATCGCGGACGCCCTCCAGGATTTTTGCACCGTGTTTTTGGCGCGCTTCGATCATGCGCGCCTCGAACTTGTTGCCTTTGCGGCGGAAGCAGTCATTGGCATAGGCGGCGCGCTCGCTGGTGCTTGGCAGCCGATAAAACAGCACGATCTCGGAGCCCGACAAATTGTCGCGCAGCCGCAGCTCGTTTAGTTCATCACTCAGCCGGCGGGGCATGTGGTCATCCTTTCAACGGTTGTGTCATTTCGAGCATAGCGAGAAATCTTACGTGGCTATGCCATATAGACGGATTGCAGGTTCTGAACGCGCAGAATCACGCTGCCGTAGGTGTCGTCCCGCAACACCAAAAGATCGGACGTCTCGGCCAGCCTGCGGTCCGTGTCGGCCAGGTCGCTGGCGACGATCGCCACCTTCGGGAATATCAGGTCGACGCGATACGTGTTGTCCTGGTCGTAATAGCCGCCGTAGCACACCGCCTGAATCCCGAAGGTCTCATTATTGTCGACGAGCGAGCGTTGCACGTAATCCCTGAACTCGCTTTCTATCGTAACCTTTTGGGTGCGGTTGGGCCGGAATACGCGGTTGGCAAATGCGCCGGTTTCGTCGCCGACGGTGGCGGTCGGCGTAAACTCCAGGTCCAAATTGTTGTTGAAGGCCCAGGTCAGCTGGTTCATCTCGGCCCGGAGCTGCCGCCCCCCCAAAAACGACGATCCGTTCCAGCGCCCCCCGATGCGGATATTGGCCGCCGCCAGCCGCAGCGGGGTTTCGTTGACACGCGCCGGGAACGTTGCCCAGGCCGGCTCGGTCGGCGAATACAAAACCTTATATGTGCGCGGGGTGGACGTTCCGCCGGGCGCCGTAATGCTGATCACGGCCGGAGTGGCGGACGAAACCGCCGAGTATTCGACCTCCGTCCAGGCGCTAGTGCTCAACAGCACCCGGATCCGGTGCACGCTGTCCAGCCGCTCGGCGGCCGTGGCGCCGTGCACGGCGTTCGCCGCCAGCGTCAGGCTGGTCGCGTTTTCGGCGGCCGTAATGGACTCCTCGGTCAGCGTGGAGTCGTATTTTCCGGTGCCTTTGACCACGGCGTCCAGCTTGATCCAATCGTCCTTTTTCAGCGTAGCGGTCATCTGATCGACAAACATGGAGTAGTGCCGGTTTTTGGCGATCGTGCGGCCGTAGCGCATCGCCATTGTAAACGACGGGTTGGACCGATAGGCGTCGAGATCGCTTTCGATGGGAGTAATCGTGTGGCGGTACCCGCTTCCCAGGCTAGCGGACGAAATCGCCCCCAGACAATAGGCGCCGACAAAGGCGAAGTGCTGCGGCTGTGCGCGTTTAAACGCCATCTTGGCCGAGGCGGTCTTGCCGAGATCGTACACGGTGTCGGGTTCTTCGTACCCCGTCATGTCATCGGCGTTGTCCTCGCGCCTGTAATCCGTCTTTATAACATCTGACATGTCCGCCAGCAGGCTCAGATCCAGCGTCTGGGCCGTATTGAGCGCGGATTCTTTTGCGAACGCTGATACCGCCATCAGGTTGTGGGTGCTCCGGAACGATCTCATTGATGGTTCTCCTATGATCTCAAATTTCGAATTTGAAATTGCAAATCCAACTAGGCCGGTTGATCGTCAATCGCGCGCGTCCGGGCGCGCCGGGTCGGCATGGCCACCACGTCGCCCGGTTTTTGCTCGGGGCCGGCAGGCGCCATGTCCGCATCGATGCCATCGAAGCGCCACTCTTCGCCCGGCGGAACTGTGTCATATACCGCGCCGCGCACATATTTTCGGCCCTCAAACGGCCCGTCGACCATTTCGAAATCCTGCTGACCGGTTTTCAGTCTGTAACTCATCGGTCCCCCTGGTATTCGTAGGTGTAGGTCAATATTTTGCGCTGATACATTTCGGCCTCATCTCCCACGGTTTCGGAGGCGCCCTCGGATCTGCAAAACGCCGAGATCAGGCCGCTTACGCCCAGCAGGTTTTCGTCCAGCACGGCGTGCACGGCGTCACACAGATCCAGCACGCCGCGCAGCCCCGAGGGCACATCGCCCATGACCGATGCCGACGGCATGAGCACGTGCGCAAATACGCACACCTGCACGGACAGCGTCTCAGCGAGCGCCGAAGAAAAAAGCTCTTCGCGGGTCACGTCGCCGTCTTTTAACGCGATAAACGGGGCTCTAACCTCGTTCGGAATGAACTCCAACGCCGGGGTGACGTAGCAGTCCTGCGCCCGCAGCCCGAGGGCTTCATCGGCGAGCAGGGCGGCTTTAATGGCGGCTAAAAGGGCCTTCATCAGTAACCTCCCAGGGTGTCTTTGCTGAATATGCGGTCATCGGATGAAACGCTCGCCGCGATGCCGTCGTCGGTCGATGCTCCGGGCGAATCGGACCCCAATGTCACTTCTCCGTTTGCAAGCGACCGCAGAAACCGCGTGGAGGCATCATACCGCTGGCGGCGGCTGTCAGGAGCCCCGCGACGGCGGGAAAACAGGTTGTAAATAGCGATCTCAACCGACGTCTTGCGGATCATGGCCGGAACCGGCGAAAACGGCACGGTGTAGCGGCCGGCGGCGTAGCTGTCGATCTCGGCGTCCGCATCGGCGACGGCGCGGGCGACGACCGATGCGTCCACCACCCCGGCCCCGGCGTCGTCGGTCAGGCCGATAAGCTCATCCTGGCTGAGTTGCTCCAATATGTCGGTTTGCGTGCAATAGGGCATATTCGCTCCAGCCTTCATTCGGCTGCAGGGCTGAAGGGGTATTTTATTTTTTTTTTGCCTTCAGCCCTCAGCCTTCAGCCTGCATTTACGTCAGGATGGTGTCGTACCACAAAAACCCGAGATCGCTCCCGACCTGCAGGATGTCGGTTTCCTCGGCGACTTCGTAGACGTCCTGGTGCTCGGCGGCCTCGCGCCACATGGTGGTGCGGCGGGGCTGTCCGTTCTCGTAGGCGACGCGGGCCTGATACCCGGCAGACGGCACTTTCAGGCCCGGTGCGGGTGGACGATAGAAAAGAAACGCGCTCCCCTTCGTCGCGTTTTTCTCCCAGATGTTGCTGGCGGTGAAATCCGTTCCAGCTTTGGTTTCCTTGGCGGTCGAGTAAATCGCCTCGCCCACCAGCACTTCCTCAAGCCCCAGCAGGGCCGCGATGGTGTCGGCCGCAACGATGCCGCGCTGCACGTACTTGATACGGTCGATCACCCCGCTGATTTCCTTGACCGCCTGGTAGGTGCCGTGATCCATGACCAGCACGTTGGGCTTCAATCCCGTGTTGCTGCGGATGGTCTCGATACGGGCGTTCACGTCCACGAGAAATGTGTTGGTCGCATCGGCTGCGGCCCACAGACCGGCCGCGTCTTCACCGGCCACACCGCTCCAGGTGCCGGACATGATCATGCTGGCGATGCGACGCTCTTTTTTGAGGTCCACCTTGTCGGTCGCAAACTCGATTGCGTCCTGATCGGGCTTCAGCGGCGGGGCGCCCTGGACGTTGGCGAAGCGGCGGTCTTCATCGGTGACTTCTTTTGCGAAGGCGTATTCCTTGGTGGAGATCGAGATAAAATCGACCGGATACCCGCCCCGGCTGGCGCGCGCGCCGGGGCCACGGACGTCGGCCTCGTCGCGGAACCAGGCGCCCTTCAAATACCTGGCGATCTTGGCTTCGGGCGGAATGCGGTCAATGATCGGGAATACGCGATCGGCGATATAGCTCTTGTTGCGATAGGCAATGCTGACGTTGGCCAGCGGAGCGGCCACGATCAGCTCTCGGGTGTTGGGTTGCGGCATCGTATCCTCCTTCTAAGGCCTGCGGCCTTAATTTCAAATTTCAAATTTGGTATTTCAAATTGATCCGCCGACGGCGGATTAATGCACCACGGTCCCCATGCTGTAGATCGTCACCGTCGTTGCACCCGTGACCACCGCCAAAAAGCGCCTGCTGTTGTTCTGCGCGATAGTCATCGTGCCGGAAAGCGTGACG